GCGTAAACTTGATCAACAGCGGCTTCCTCTGGTGAGCCTACAAAGCCCATATCGTCTTCTGGAAGCGGAGGGCCGTCTACTGGAACAGGCGCTTCCTCTGGAGGAACAAATCCACCATATCGATATCTGTGACGTTGTTCATCCATATACGAATAATCATCTGATTCAAATAATTCAGGATAGCCTCCGTCTTGAATACGAATAACTTCATCGTAGTCGCCTCTCTCAAGAGCTTTAGAAATTGCTACGTCTCTTTTAATTCGGTCTTCAGAACGATTTAATCCTAATGCTCTACCAAATGCGGGTTCCGCGCTCCTTTCATCGGGTTCCACGTTCCCTTCAGAAGGAGGAGCGGACCTGCGATCATCTAAATCGCCTGTAGACGGCGATATATTTTGAGAATAGTTTGAAGAGGGGGGCATAGCTAAAAGTTGTTTTTCATCGTAATCTAATGAAGATACAGGATGAGCAGGAGCCATAGCTAAAAGTTGTCGTTCATCACTATTTAATGTTACATCTTGTGCATCATAAGGAACTTCCTGATCCTCTTCATGGGCAGGTCTTGCATTTTCTTCGTAACGGGAGAGTTCAGCAAAATCATCATTGGACATACTTGATACAAAACCTGAAGAATCTTCGAAAGCAGGACTTTCATTCCGATAAGGTATTGGAGGGCTAGTCTGTTCTTCAATAAATCTAAATGTTTCTTCATCTGCTAATCGTGGAGCATTATCTTTTAAATGCTGTTCTTCAGCAGTCTGTTTATCTAATTGTTTTATTCTTGCCTCTATTCGGTTTAATTCATAATTATCTGTAAATTGTTCTGGAAGATTATCCTTTCCAAATATTTTTTCAAAATCGTTAATTGCGGATTTTCGTTCATTTCTTAACTTATCGTGTGCATCCCAATATTCTTTTCCTTTTAACATTTCAATATTTTTTTCAAATCCATAGATTTGTTTAAGTATTGGAAATGCGCGTAATATCGCCTTATTTTTATTGATATACTCTTTATTTTTTTCATCCTCTGGATTATTAACAAGAGAAAGAATACCGGCTCTTCCTGAACCTAGAGGCAATTCTTCCATAATACTCATTGCAGCACGAGCATCCCGGTCTTTTACCTCCGTTAGCCTTTCCTGTCGTGGGTCGTTGTCATCTTCCATTACCAACCTACGAAGTTCGCTTATTAAATCATTTGAAAAATGATCTAATACTCCTACTACGTTCATATCATCAATAACCATATTTTATATTCCTACCCCTACCATTAATGGGTCTTCGTCATAGTATTTTTGATAATACTCATTACCGTATTCATCTGTTTTCACTTCTAATTTTCCCTTGGCTACGTTCGCATCTCTAATACCTAGTTTTTCCATTCTCCTAGTATCGTGAGACGACCTGTGTTCTGGAGCAATATCTCTTTGTTTCATTGCAAAAGCCATTTCTTCTTCCATACGAGCACTTGGTGCCGTACTAACACCTAGCTGTTTAATAAGTTCCGAAGTATTTCCTTGAAGCGGAGCATTGCCTCTATTACTTGCTACAAATTCAAGAATTTCCCTGCCTCTTGGATCATCTGCTGATATTTCTTTTAATACTGCATGGTCTGGCCGTTGATCACGTAGAAGCGGACTTGTGTATCCCGGTGCGCCGGGAGCAAAAAACGGAGCATACTCCACAACTTGCTCATAACCAAATTCATCAATTGCTTTTTGTATGCCATGTTTTTGAGCTACGGATTTTGTCGCAGAAATTTCATCAAATCTTCGCTCTGCTTCGGCTGCTAATGTACCGGGGTCTTTTTGTGAAGACGCCTTCAGCGCCATTATCGCTCCAACGGCCAATAGACCCGGCCCCATTGCTGCCATCGCTCCTGCTGCTGGTGCTGCGCTTGTCGCTCCTGCAAGTGCGCCGCCCATAGAAGGAATTAGAGAAATTTGACTTGTAGCTCCAGCTACACCCATTACAGGCATTGTACTCACAGTTGCAGCAAATCCCGGCGCAGCCATTAAAGCGGCAGTATTTGCAGCAGCGCCGGGAAACAAAGAACCAACAGGACCAAAGTTAGTAGCATAAGCTGCTGCTCCCGGTGATGGTGGTCCCGGAAGATTAGCTAATTCTTGTCCTGCTGTCGGGTTAATTTCCATTCCACCAAACTCAGGAATACCTTCTACTGGTCCTTTTAAGAATGCTTCTCCCGCTTTTGATCCCGGCATAAATGTTGAATCAGTACCTAATAAATCATCTAACCCTTTTGCAATATCGTCAAAACCGGAATCTCTTAATTTACCGATCATTTCTTCTACGCCGTTACCCATATCACTTAAATTAAATAGTTTTTGCGCTCCAGAAGAAATATTATCAAAGGACAGTCCTTGATCGCCTTCTTCTTCTTTTCCGCCTCCTAATTTAGACAAAAGCGCCGCCAGTGCTACGCCGCCACCTGCTACCGCTGCTGTGCCTAAACCACTATCTCCTCCACCACTAACAGCAGAAATAGAGGGGACCGTAGAAGTAGCGGGTTGTCCCGGTCCAGACGGCGCAAGAAAACCTCCACCAGTTGTAGGAACTTGAGGAACTCCAAAGGTTTGCGCATGTGTCGGTACTTTTGGAACCTCAAATGTTTGTGGTGGAGGAATATCCTCCTGTCTCGGAGGAGGAGCCTGTACAAAACCGGGATCAAAAGGGCGTCGATGTTTTGGACGTTTTGGTGGCCTAATACGTGGCATCCATGGAGGATTAATACCAACTTCTTCTCTTGGCCGTTCGTAGTCATTTTTGCTCATAGAGACCATTATTTATTCTTCACTTTCTATTGCCGCTTTTGCATTTGTTTTAAGATTGAGGAGGGTTTCCAGTAAAGCCGCTCTCCCCTGCAACCGGCGCACTTCCAACTCCGATATTTCCACCGCCAACGCCCGACTCGTCCATTGGATTTGCTCCAACAGGAACTCCTCCAGCGCCGTCCACGCCTCCCTGTTGCTGACCAGCGGGGCCACCCTGCGCGCCTGTTCCTTGAGCATTAGTAAGTCCTCTCAATATATCTGCAAATACGGCTGCTTCATTCATATCATTTACAAGCAAATCAGGATCAATATCCTGTGCTATAGCAAGTTCCTTTATCAAATTCGGAATCTTGATAAACGGAGCAAGTGCCGGATTAGCAACTGTTTGTAGTAGGGTCAATAATCGCTGTGACCTGATTTCCTTTTGCATCACAGCAGCAGTTCCTTTTGGTTTAATTTCTAAGTCTCCCATAATATCGGGATGTTCCTCGTTGAACTGCATGTTCCACTGAAAATACCCCTCACCCATCGGTTTAAGAAGGTAATCATCAATGTTTTTGATTGCTGTCTTAATACTTAGCCCTGCTGAACTCATTAGCATAGAAAGCCCAGCAGCGGTACGTCCAGTACCCGTTACGCCTGTCTGACCGTGGATGATGGACGGAATACCCGTCTCTTCATCAGCCAATTGACGCGATACTTGATACATCTGGATATTTTCGGGCGCTGTATTGGGGAACTTCAAACCGTGAACAGCGGTTCCTGTTACACCACTCTGCCGCCTGAATATCTTACCGGGATAAATTTCCATAGATTGTCCCGGTACAAGCGAAGTCTCATCTACGTCAAAGACCATATTACCAGCAAGAACAAGATTATCAATAGCCATACGCATATGACCATTCATAAGCATCTGGGCATCTTCCATATTCTCAGCTACGCCGATACCGAAGAAATTATACGGATTAATCTCATACGGAACAGCTTGATACGGAATACGTGCTGGCGTAAACGGATTGATAACTGCACGTAGAATCTGGTTGCCGCAAATCCAGATATTGGTATGAAGCGAATCTAAGTTGTCCTGCTTTTCTGGTAATTCCAAACCAAGCTGTTCAGCAAGATTTTTATCCAGATATCCCCAGTACTCAAGAACTTCGTACCTACTTTTATGCGCCGTATCGAAGTCATCTTCATCTCTAATGCTCGATTCGTACCCACGCTCAACATAGTTCGGCCCCATATCAAGACACTGATTAATAGCATCCAGATCAAAATGTGGTTTATTACGCAATGCGCGAAGTTGCTCACGATTCATCTTATGTCGCTCAATAACGTAATCACAATCTTCAATAGAAGTTGCGGCTGGATCAGGATAGAAATCCCAGCACGATACGCCGGAAATTATGGGGATGTTCTTTTGGTACGGAGCATACGTTCGTGCACCTTCCGCGCCAACTTCCCATGCCTGTATCTCTTTAAAGTTACTAAACGGACCCTTTACGATACCACAGCCAAGAAGACAGCACTCAAAAATTGCATGCCGTAGTATCTTCACTGCTTCTGCATTGATTAGCTGATCATGAATAACCTTTTCTAGTTTGAGCGCAGATTCACGGGCTGGCTCAATCTGTGGTTCACCCATCTTTGCTGGTCCCGGTTTAAGAGACTGCGATTCCCCATATTTTTCCTCTAGACCAGCCAAGAAGGCACTAGGCTCTTCTTCCTGTTGCTGACCCAGCGGGTTTTGCGAAAGATGTGCAAACTCAGCTATGCCCTCTGGAAGAGGCGTAGATTCTACAACAAGCGGAAATTTCTTATTGGAAAACAAAATATCAGCAATCTGTCCGTATGCTGCCAATACTTTTACCTTTGTAATCTTTACAAAGACCTTGCTTTTTTCCGTTGATGTATACGCCGTAGTACCGTCAAGAACACCACGATAATTTTTATACGCTTTTTGCCACCGAAGTTCGGATTCGTATCGTCCGTTTTCTGCTTCGGTAAACTTTGCTTTGATGTGTCCTACCGCATACGGTATATCTTCAGAATCTATCGTTCCAGACTGATCGCCTTCGACGTTATTATTCTCAACCATGTGCTTTATTTAGCCCATTTCACCCTGTTTGATAGTCCTTTGATTCATCGACATGGTGGTGTGTACAGACCCTTTAGTGGAGGGGTATGCAACTGAACCAGCAAACGGCTTTGGATTGTCCGTCTCACCAAGAAGACGCTTCTCCATTTTTTCACGATACAAAGAACTTTCGTTTGCATCGCTCATACGTCCCGCTTTAGTTTGTTTTTCAAAATCAGACTTACCGGGATAACGATAATTAGATGGCATATTTTTTCTCCTTTTTAATATGCTTAGAAAGTGATAAATCCACCTTCTTGATATTTAGGTCGTTTACGATTTGAAAACCAACTTCCTCCACTTCCTCCTCCGGTTGGTGTAGTTGGTTTTCCGGTGCCGGGAACCGGAGGAACCGGCCTTCCGCTTCTTTGTCCCCCTTCAGTAAGAGGCCGTACTGGTTGTGCGCTTCTTAATGAAGGCATTTTAGGTGCAGGTTCTGCTGCTGGCTTCATTGGCTGCTGAACATTTTTAGGATCAGGAAGA